ATTTTCAATGGAATACGTATAAACGGCATACCATCTGGTATGCTCCTCATCAGCAATCATTTCTCTTTTTTCAACAAGAGTTCCCGTGACAATCGCCATACCGCCATTCACAGAAAGGGAGCCGTCGGCATTTACGCCGATACTGAAATTGCCGGATGCATTCCGAGAAAGGTTTATCGTTCCCCCGCCCGTCGTGCGTGTCCCCCCATAAGAAATCCAATCGGAAGCCCCCACGCGGCGGTATCTGACTTCAAGTTCAACGGATACGGAGTATGAATTGCCTTTTTTGTCAATGCGTTTCAACCCGTTAAAAGTAAAGAACAGCGCGATATGGTTGGTATCGGCCTTCGTCGTCCGTGTTACCCACCCCACGCTGTTCTTGAGCAACACGGACATGGACTCTTCGGACACGGCACGGTTGAACCATGCAAACCCGCTGCCCTGCCAGTTCTGGTGGATGCGGTATTCAGATCCTTGAAAGTTTCCGAACGGTGTGTCTCCGATACGGAAATCGGATACCTGCACGTTGCCCATACTTACAACATACAGATAGCGGACATACTGATCGTTTCCGGAAAGGACGGTGTAATACTGTGCGGCGAACCGGGGCGCGAATCGGATAAAGCCAAGTACAAGCGGCACAATGCCGTAAGGATCGGCACGGTTCTGTGCGCCGTCGATGCTCCAGACTTTGGCGGCGGTTTCGTTGTCGGCGGCGGCAAGCTTGGGTTGGGAAACACCCGCTATGGCATTTACAAGCAACATGCCGCTCATCATGACGGCGGCACCCGCTACGGCTCCCCATCCGGCCCCCATTCCGAGAGCTTCAATACCGAACCAGCCCGCGCCAGCCCCGCCCACATACCATGTCGCTATGGCGGAAACAGCAATGACAACCAATTGCAAGATAGTCGCCAGCGGGTTCTTTCCCCCGCCCTTTCCCAATGGAATACAGACGGAAACAAACTGTCCCTCACAAACCAACGTCGTGTGCCACTCTTCATAAGGTACCGGAACGCCGTTGACGAACACCTTGGCATAACGCAGCGTGGTGTAGCTGATCCCCGCATCCCGGCAAGCCTTGCGCAGTCCGAAAAGGAGGCTGGTTCCGCTTGGGATGAGGCTGTCGATGACGTTCGTTCGCATCGGGGAAGGCCGCAGCCGTAAAGACGCCCCGTCCTTTTTTAGAACGGGCAACGCTTCGGGGATGGCGGGAAGGTTATACAAGTGCGACATGCCGATATATCCCTACGAGTTGATAGCCTGTGCCGAGCATTTTGAGGGGGGCCAACCGGGAAGGCCGCGTTTCTTCAACGTGGATGATGTGCCGGGCATCAACCACGGCGGCGCAATGGCAATCGGCCCCACGGTAGCGGTATAGGGCCATGTCCAAAGGCTTGGGTTCAGTCCCCTTGGGCAGAAGAACCCACTCTGAAAGTGAGTCTCCAATCATGTGGGAAAGCCGCTCTTGACCGTCTCGCGTGTGCAACTCCTGCCGTTCGTAGACTTCAAGCATATCTTTGGCATGGATGCCCCGTTCCGTCTTGAGCATGAGCAGAACCAGCCCGCCGCAATCGCAGCCCAAAAAGGAGCGTCCGCCGTTTTCAAACGGGATGCCGATGTATTTTTCATGCCACTGCATCAGAATAACCCCGGAAAAAGCGCAGGATAAAAGTTCATCGCCGGGCACGGTTCCGCCCGGTAGTCGTCAGGCCCGAGTTCGGCGTCAATCGTGCCGGCGTTGTAAATTGCCGAGGTGATTCTGAGCACTGGAAATTCCTGTTGTACTTTATCCGGGGAAGAGGCAAAGACTGTCTTCACCGTGAAGGAGGCCGCCGATTCCATATTCCGGATAGCCTCCACATACTCCCGATCGATATTGTCAATCGAAACCTGCGCCTTGATAGGATCGCTTCCTTCCGGCTGGTCGGGCACCGTAAACTTGAAGGGCTGCGCGTAGTAAACAACCCCATTGTGCCGAGTCCCGTAAATAGGCTCTTTCGTCTCGTTATGAAGCTGGATAAATTCGGTCTTGTCCGAAGATACCCGGATCGGCGCGGACAATGACGGATGCGTGATTTCCAAAAGAAAAATATATGGATCGGCACTGTCGTTAGCAGTAGCCCATTTCCTGAACTCACTACTTGTTACGACTGACATAAGGCCATATCTCCAAGGTCATGGTGACATACCAATGCCGCGCGCCAACGGGGGCAAACTGGATTTCCGAATCGCCTTTTACCCGCACATAGCGGTACACATCGGCTGTCGGGTCGGGCCACCAGAAGGACCTCCCGGCGTTGCCGTCAAGAAAATCCTTCATCGTGGCCTTCTGTTCCCATTTCAGAAGATACTTGACTGAGCGGGACTCTGTGCCCGCGCTCGACCGCCTACGCTGACGCTTCGGGCCAGCGTCCATATCAGTCACGATGACGTCATAGTCCGGAGTCTCGCCATAACTATCCACAAGCGGCCTCTGTGGAAGCGAGACGGGCCATGTGATTTCGGAATATGCCATCAGCGCCCCCTCACCACAGGCTTGACGCCGTACCGCCCCCGTATCGTCTGGTCGAGGACTCCCCCACGGGCGATGTCAGATGCCATTTCTCGCTTGAGCAAGACCACAACGTCCATGCCGCCCTGCGCATTACGCTGTTGCTGCACTTCGGCGGTAGCATTGGTGCCCGTCTGGTTGATGACTTGGATGTTGATTTGCGGAGTAATGTTCCCCGTTCCCTCCGCCCGAACGCCAAGATTTCCGCCGGAAGTCCGCACAAGCGGCATGACCGCTTCCGGCCCGGCCTCGCCCATGAGCCCAGCGCCCTTGGCGTAACGGGAAATATGCCGATCATGGGTGAAGAATGTCGGGCTGGAGACGATGCTGTTTCGGTATAAGGAAAGGTCGCCTCCAGAAAAGACGTTCCCAAGGGCGCTACCGCCCGAGTAGCGGAACCCCATGCCCGCATAACCGGACGTGGCAGCCGCGCCAGAGGCCGCGCTTTTGGTCAAACCGTTAAAAGTGGAGTTGAAAAAGCTCCCGAGCCAATCCATCCCACTGTTCGCTATGTTCCCAACGATATTGCGCATGAAGATCTGCAAAAAGTCGTTCGCCATCGTGGTCATGGCGTTGTTCCAGTTCACGACCAAGCCGTCGGTCGTAATCTGGAAAGCCCCACTGATACCATCAAGCATGTTCGTGGTGGCCTGCTCAAATCCTTGCGCGAGGTTGGTAGCCTCTGAAAAATACTCTTGCGTCGCCCGGTACGCCCCGGCCCATGCTTCCCGGCTATTCTGTATTTTCTGGAGCCGCAACCATTCGTCCGCAAGCTCACGGGTGATGCCCACGTTCCGAATCAGGTTGTCCGCCTGTAGCGAAAGAAGCTGGTCCACATATTCCTGAGAACGCCCATAGTTTCCCGACAATTGCGCAAGCTCACGGTAGAAGTCGGCGGCGGCTTGCGCGTCCTTGATCTGCGATTGCAGGTTAAGGGCGGCGCGAAGCTCTTGAGCCTTTTTCGTAACTCTATCTGGAGCTTCCCCGAGTTCCGTTAAACGCCTAGTTAACTCCTCAACTTGCTTATTGACTTCAAGAATACGTGCTTTAGCCGTATCTCCGTTAAGATTGGCAATTTGAATATCTACATCACGGATTGCATCAGCTATTTTCTGATAATGTTGTGCAGTTGCAGCTTGAGCGTATTCATTTTGTAATGCGTTCATCTCGGACATAGAAAGTCCGGCTGTTTTGGCATTCTTAGCTATATCATCAAGCTTTCTAACAAGATCAATCCCAAAATCATCGCCAGAACCACGCATTTTTTCTATTTCAGCACGGACCCCTTCAAGCGCACGTTTCGCTGATTCAATCTTACTTTTTTCTGAGTCAGTAGAGGTAGTATTAGTTCCAGTTCCACCTCCACTAGAGCGTGCTGTTTTTCTTGCGGATTCAGCAGCGTCTTTTCTTAACTTTTCAACACGCTTAGTATATTCTTTAAAGAATGCATCTGGCCTAGAAACCATATCTAGACCTTTTGTCATATCATTCCAGTCTATAGAAAAAGATTCTCTTATATTTTTTGACCAGTTTTTACCTATTTCACCTGCTTTATTAAGCGAAGAAGAAGCACCCTCAAAGTCAAATGTCATCACTCTATATAGAGCTTCTCCAAAAAGATTTATTTGTTCTTTACCAACTATAACAGTATCTACTAAAGCTATTATTCCATCTACAGCAATCTGAATCCCGTTCCACAGGGCTTTAGCTCCACCCGATGCCTGAATGAAAGAAGAGGCAAGTATGGATATTTCTGTTGATGATTTTTCCCCAGAATCAGACACATCATCCATAAAAGATATTAAATCGTCTGATTCTGACGCTAAAAATCCAGATATGACTGTAGATAATTGTTCAATAGCTCCACGATTTCCATTAATTGCAATGAGAGCGGATGTATGAGCTTGAAGAAGACCTTCACCAACTGTAGTAGTAAAATCTCTACTAATAGCTTCAGCTATGCGAACTTGGTTTGCATAGCTATTCATACTTCTTGCAAAATCTCCAACAGCATTAGGAGATTGAGCAATTGCGGCGTTGAGTCGTAATTGTGCTTTTTCTGCAAGATTGAGATTTTTCCAGCTTTTACCCACAGAGGAAGCGTATTTTTCCATTTGGTCGTCCGTAAGGACAACGCCCAAAGATTTAGCCGCTTCCGTTTCTCCAAGGAGAGCACTGGTTAATGCTTGTGTTGCCCCCTCTGCTCCTCCTGCATAGTTTGTGAAGCTAGCTAAGTCTGTTCCAAGCTGTACTGTTTGTTGGGCAAGCTCAAGGGCCTTATCAGAGGCGACTCCAAGGCCAGAAAGCAAGTCACCTACGCTAGAAAGGGCGGCTTGTGCTCCTTCACGGGACAATCCATAATTGAGCCTGAGATTGTCAGCAGCTTGGTTTGCCCTTTCGGAGACAGTAGCAAATACTACATTGAATTTGTTTGCAGTTTCTTCTGCATCTGATCCCGCTTGGACAAGCTCTTTTCTCAATTCATTTATTCGCGTTACAACGTAAGCGGTAGCGAAGCCCTTCAAAGCTGTTACGGCAGTATTTCCTAGCTTGGTTAAGGACTGTGCGGCATTTTGGCTTTCTCTAGGAACAATTTTCAACGTATTGGAAAACTCAGAAGTTGTTCTCTTTGCCTCTTCCATTTTCCGATTGAATTCATTGAGATCGATTTTGACAGTAAAGCCCATAATACCCTCACTGATTTGGTAAAACCAAACACAATCGGAGGAGAAAAAGCGACATAACGTTGGTACGAAATGTGAGAAGGGCATAAAAAAAGCTCCCCTGCAAGGCATGGGGAGCTTTGGAGGCAATAAGAGATACCGTTATTGTTCGTTAATCCATGAAATAGAATCAGAATAAGGGGAATACTCTGCATATCCTTTATACGTTATCAAGATGCTTTTTCCTGTTTCACCTTGTGTCATATAGCCCGGAAATACACTAATATATTTATTAATTTCTCCATCTTTTTTTGCAATAAGACGTGCAGTAATGCGGGCAAACTCTTCTGAAGATTCCATAGCATCTTTTATGGAAATTTTTCTATCATATCTTATATTTATAAGCATTCTTTTTGGATCATTTTTAAATACTTCTATAGTATATTTACCAAATTTGTTTAATTTATTTGATTTTAATTGTTGAATCTCATAAATATATGAATTATTTTCTATTGCATCATTTTTAATATCTTCTTTTGCTATATCATCTTGATGTATAATATTATCTCTGTAAACATAAGTTGAGGCAATAAAAAAAATAAACAAGTAAATTATTGCCGTTCCTAATCTGCTTGGCGATTCTTTTTTAGACCAAAAGGCCATAGGTTTAGGAAAAAAAAGACTCCCAATAGTACATAATACTAATAATCCGGGCAATAAAGATAATACTTCCATATTCATACCCCTTTTCCCCCACACCCTCCACATTTTCCGGCGTATGTCAACCGCTATTGAGCGCACGATGAACAACCTGTTGACTTTCTAACTCCGGTATGGTTCGGAATCGGCAGGAGGAGTTATGAAAAAACTTTTATTGACGCTGGTTGTGGCGGGGATGTGTTTCGGGATGGTCGGGTGTGCCTCTCAAAAACCATTAACCCCAGAGGAAATCGCTGCCGAAAGAGAACGGCAAATCCAAATGACTACTCGTATATACGAGGGGAAGACGCCAGAAGAAGTACTTCTTGCTGCGGATAGAGTTTTCCGGCTTGCTGATGATGACTACAATGTTTCTCATCAAGGAACATCTCTACAGGCACAAAGAGATTGGTTAGTTTATATAGTTATCGCGGCTGCTAGGGGAACGGATACTTGGGTTGTTCAAACATCCCCTGTGGAAAATGGTACTAAAATTGTTGCTATGCATAGCGGACAGGGGCAATCCATTAATGCAGTCCCGACAGCTAACTTTAATGGAGGGATGGGGGTTACCGCTACAACAGGCCCCATGATGACAAACATGACTACTTCCCCTGCCATTTATCAACTTTTCTTCGCTCGTTTAGACAATCTGTTGGGTAAAAATCCTAACTGGATTACTTGTAAAGAAGCCAACAAGCTATTTACAGATGGCAATTTAGACCCCTTCTGTACGGTTGCAAACGATAGAACTCCTGATGGCAAGTCTGCTGTACAGAGGAATAGAGAACTCGAACAGGCTAATCAGTAAGTACGAAAAAAGGCGACTTCTGACGGAGTCGCCTTTTCTAATCCTATCTCTATATTGTTATCACTAAAACAGTAGGCCTTGACATTTCCTGTTTTCTGTGGAGTGCAAAGGGCTACGGTTAGACTTTTTCCATGTACAGACCTAGGAGCGAACATGCTCACTTTTGCCTTTGACGGCGCAGTCGGAAAAGCCGTTCTTACGATTGCCGCGATAAAGCAACGTAGCGCAATGAATCCTATTCTGTGGCTAGCGGGAATAGGATGTTTTTTCAGCTTAGTAGGTTTATTTTCAGGATACTTTCTATTTAACGAAAAGATAGTAACTTGGTTCTTTATGGGATGTTTTGGTTTCTGCCTTTTAGTATCTTTTCTGATAGCTATTTATTACGCAGTTTATCATCCTGAAAGACTGCGTTCAGAAGATTATCAAATCAAGAAAGAAGCTATAGATATGATACGATATGAACTAGGAAATAAAGAAGAAGTAACAGAATACGCTGCTAGAATTATCAGCACAAACCCCATGTTGGATAAATAATATGAAAACATATATGATTATTACTAATCCAAAAAATGAAGACTATATACTAATAAAAAAATACATAGAAAAGAATAAAAAAATCAACTCATGGTTTTCTATGTGGAAATTCGTCATCTTTACTTCTGATATGGATATAAAAGAAGTTCAAGATGATTTTACAAAATCATTTGACGGTATGTTATTTTTTGTTTCTGAAATAAAACCTAAAAACATTTGCGGTTCAATGCCCTCTGATTTATGGGATTTCATAATAAAAACAAATGAACATAATGATAAAACAGAAGATATAGAAAATAAACAAACTTTAGAAAATAAAACAGCATATGCATTGAACAATAAAAATATCATAGCAGCTAATTTTAAAAAAGAACTTTACAATAAAGATCAGCATATTATGCTGTTAACAATGGAATTACAAAGATGTCATAAAGAAAACAAAATATATCAAGAAAAGCTTCAACTACACAAAGAAATGACAGAGAAATTCTTAAAAAGACAACCAAAATAATTTTTATTGACATTTTCCAAATTTTGTGGCGTTGTCTTCACACGGTGCTCGAAAAACACCCCTTGGCGGATAACGCCACCCGACAGATTGGCGCTTTTTTGTGCCCTTTTCCCAAAGTCAAGATTTCTCTTGGCTGTGTTTTGGGCTATAATTGCATCTTGATGCCGGGTGTGCCCGATATGTCCAAGGCTTCGGCCTAAAGGCGGGCAGCAGCTCCAAGGGCTGTTTTCGACACCCGGCATTTTCTATTGGGGAAAATGCTTTGTGAACTCTCGAAAAGTTCCCTTGGAGGCATCATGATTGTTTCTTTCTGCTTTAATGGCTTCATGTTCTCACCAGTTCAACACCAGAGCACTCTTTGGGTTCGTGCCGCCGAACTTGCCCGCGCTCTTGGCTATGCTCAAGAAAATAGTGTCTCGCGTATCTATCGCAGTAATGCCGATGAATTTACGCCAGACATGACGCAACTAATTGAAATCACGGCACAGAGCCGAAATAGCTCTTCCCAAAAAATAGTTGATGGACGTTGCCGCATCTTCTCTCTTCGCGGATGCCATCTTCTCGCTATGTTCGCCCGTACCCCCGTTGCTAAAGAGTTCCGCAAGTGGTGCCTCGACGTAATCGAGAAGTATGGAGAGCAATTTCCCATCGACCACCCCGTAACGCTCAATGACGCCCCGATCTCACCAGAACAACGCGCCGAACTCAAGCTGATTGTGGACTCCAAGGCCGGGATGGTGCCCAAGGCCGTACAGCGTCGGACATACAAGGAAATTTGGACACGATTCAACCGCCACTTCCATATCGCCGAATACAAGCAACTCCCCTGCTCTCGCATGGATGAGGCCTGGGATTTCCTGCTCTCCATGCAGGTCAATACGGGAAAGATAGAGACGTTGCCTCAAGCCGCCCTCCCCGTCCCGTGTGCAGCGTATCCGGTGATAGACGAAAAGCCGTTTTTGGAGTTCATCGAAGAGATTCAGGCGGCGCATGAAGAGGTAGACCGCATCCTTTCGCGTCTGCATCACAGCGTGTTCACCTTAAGTTGGAAGATAGCGGAAGCCCTCGAACGCCGGGCGGACATCCGGCTGTACCTTGTCCCGGATATGCTGTCTGAGAACACCTTGCGCGGCTACCTGCACCAGAGCGTGTACCATGACGTCAAGAAGGCACTCACCGCTCCGGGACGACAGCTTGAGCAGTACAGCAATCCCGGATACTCGTTGCTTGGTATCGTCAGGCAGTTGAACGGGAATGGGAGGGCTTAGGCATGGAACGCACCTACGTCACAACCTCTCTCGAAGTAGCCCGAGTCGCAAACCGCAAGCATGGGCAGGTGCTCAGGGACATCGAACGTCTTCGCGTGATCCTTCCCGACACGAAAGCCCAGGAATTTGAAGCCGCGCGGCGTACCGATGCCAAGGGTAACTCCCTGCGCTACTACCTCCTCACGCCCTACGCGCTGGCCCTGCTCGACATGGGACAGGGAAAGTCCGCACTCCGGTGGAAGGGGGACAGATTGCAATCCGCCCCATTTCAGATAAACTCCATGCAGACGGAGGATTCTTCCCATGTTGCTGTTTGACGATGGAAAAAGGCTTGAAAAGGCCATAGGTGAAGAAGCAGCCCGCGCTATCATAGAAACGCTGGAAAAATATGACGAAAACCAGAAGAACGCGGTTGCTACCAAAGGCGATCTGCACGAAACTGAATTGCGCATTCAGAAAGAAATGAAGGAAATGGAACTCCGCCTGCTCAAGTGGCAGATCGGCGGGTGGGTAGCCCTCGCCGCTATTATGGCCAAGGGCTTCGGCTGGCTCGGATTCTAATAAAGAAAGAATATCGTAGAAAAGGGGTGGCTTTAAGAGCCGCCCCTTTTTGTTTTTCTGCCTCTCCCTTCTGTTACTGACGAGTTAAAAAAGATAAAACTTTTTTTGAAAAATTGTTTATTTTTTCAAAAAATGGTGCTATTGTATTTTCAACGAAAGGGTAAAGGAGAAGCCACCATGAAGCTGTACCACGGAAGCATGATTGAACATTTGGCTATATCTAACTCAGGAACAGGGTTAGGGTATAACTTCGGAGCGATGTTCTTTGCCCGCACGTATGGAACAGCAAAGGGATACGGAGATTACGTCTACCAGTGCGAAGTAGACGTCAAGGATATCTTTTTTACGGAAGACCTTCCGTATCTTGATGACGGTGCTGCGGGAACGGCTCTACGTGAAATTATGGAAGAGCGCGGGATAGACGAAATCCATTTTGATCTATGCTGGCAAGCCGTGGTTTCGGAAGAACTGGACTTTCAAGAACGGGAAGACTGGGCAGACCTTCTCGGAATGGACGAGGACGACGCGGGTTGGGAGGCTCAGGCCATGCGTATCGCCTTTGCCCGTAAGTTGGGCTTCAAGGCTGTTGGAATGGATGACGAATGTGGAAGTATCGCGGTTCTTCCCGAGTTCATAAAGCTGGAAGCGTCAACGGAGGCAGACGATGAAGAGGAAGACTAAGATAGACATCGACGATCTTATCGATTTCAGTTCAAAGCTGGTGAACTCGAATTCCAGCATCGGTATTCGCTTGTCGTCGGGTGCCGCGCTCGCCCTTCCGTACCTGTCCACGAGGACATGTCTTGCGGCAGGGATTTCTATGCCGCTGGATACGGCAAACGGGGCCAAGGATGTGGGAAAAGTAAGCGCTCTATACAAAACACTCGAAGAGGGGGAGGAAGGAGAGAAAGCAGATACAGAGGCGGCATTGAAGAAAATCCGTAAAACAGGATTTGCTAGAAAAACAGAGTCTGTCGACAGACGGATTCGTCAACTGCTCATCCCTAGAGACGTACCCTCTGGGTATGTCTCTTTGTCTCCCCTCCCCTCCATTGGACTTTCCGTTTTGCTGTTAGGAGCCGTTACAAGGCATAATCAAGATGTCTTTTCAAAAAAGAAGGAAGGTATCAAAATTCGACGGGCACATCTCGCTTTGGGCGGGGCAAACCCTCAGAATCTAGGATACGCTGCGTCCAAAAAGGCGATACAATATCCAATTTTTCTTTCTACACCCAAATCCGTGCGCGGAAATGCCAGCCGTCAGGCGTCAGGAAAGGGAACTTACCTGATCCTTTCCAATCTCTTTGTGCAAACGGCAAACATCTTGACGAATTATACTATGCTCAACGGCGCGCCCCTCTTTGCAGCATGGGGGATGGGACATGCACTGGAGCGCGAGATGCATGGTCCCAAAGTCACCGGAGTATGCCTTGTTGTGCATAGCATCGAACCCCTTGGGGAGCATGAAACCGCTATTTTCGAGCCTAGCCAAAGATTAGGAGCGGCTTTTACTTTTGAAAAATCCCGTAACGGGAGCGACTACGCAAAAGGCTCCACACATCTCTCTTTGCAGCCCGGTGCAACGGGGCATATACGGGTAAGCCTTATCTTTGAACTGTCGGAAGCCCTGCATTCCGTACCGAACGCCGTGGATCTTTTCTTGAACTTCGGAAAGTTCTCCGGTGGGCTGATCACTTCATACGACGCCCCGGCTTTGCATGATGACCTCTCTACGCTTCTAGAGTGCATTCCCGCCGGGAAAGTTGTTTTGGATCGGCGCGACGTTATGAGCCCTGGAAACCCCATTGAACAGCTTGTAACCGCGATAGGAACGTACAGCGGAAAATGGCTGTCCGCAACGAATATCGGTTTTTCAGCAATCACAGACTTTCAAGTTCGCGGAGGGGCACGGAACGGGTGCCTCCATGCTTTTGCGGAGCCGCTGATCGGCATTACAGAATACGTCTCTACTGAAAAGAGGGTGAAAGGCTATTTCTGGCGCAGCCAGTGGGAAGAAGATAGCTTTTTGATGAGGGGAGATTCAACAAATGAATGATGCACAAGAAAAAAAGCAGGGTGGACGCCGTAAAGGATCTGGACGTAAAAAAAAGGTTGAAAATCGTGCAACAGTAAAGACTGTATCTATGCCGGATCATGTCTGGGAACGGCTGAACGATGTATGTACGGATAGGGGTATCCTACGCTCACAGGTAGTACGGGAAGCAGTCGAGATGTGGCTGGACGCAAATATACAGCAGCTTGGAAAATGACGCCTGACTACGTAAAGAAAGCCCCAACCGTTAAACAGACGGTTGGGGCTTTCGCATGGAGGGAGGTGGAAATTTAGGCGGCTACGGGCGTATTGGCAGAGAGAAATTTTTTGACGAAGTAGAGTTGCCCCTTGCCTGTGACCTTTGTGGTAAATCGCGTTCGCGTGGAGCCGTCAGGGTTATGAACGAGGTATTCCTTGACCTCAAACAGTCCCATCTCCATGCTCCTCTGTGTGGGCGTATTCTTCCGGCTTCCGGACTGGATGAGGAAGCCTTTCTCGCGGAGATAGACAAAAAGGCGGTTCTGTCCGATCTTCATGCCATTTTGTACCAGAAGCTTTGCCAAATCTCCAATCAGGATGGACGAACGGGAGGCCGCGACGGAATCGGCAAAAAGAACTTTCGGCGCGTCCTGTTCGACCTTGGCGGCGAGGGCGGCACTTTTGGCACGCTCCTCTTTCAGTGAGGTAAGCAACTTGATAGCCGTATCGGGGTCAGCAAGCATAGCTTCGACAGTTTGAGGAGTGGCGTACAGGCCGCGCTTACGGATGGAGGGAATGACATCATGCGTCACCCACCGTTTGAACGCCTTGGCTTCCGGCTTGCGGGAACGGAGGATGAGGGAATACAGGCCGGGTTCGGATACGACGAGCATTTGCTGTTCTCCTCCGGGGGTACGAATACTGTTCGTACCCTTTTCGTCGTCATCCAAAAGGGAAATGGTTTTGCTCACATCAGTAAGTTCCAGACACTCGCACACATCCTTAGCCACAAACCACGGCTGGCCATCGCGCTCGACAACCCGAACCTTCCCAAACTCAGCCTTCTCGAAAATCTGCATTTCGGACATACACAAACTCTCTGTTAGATGGTTGATGTGTCCGCGCCGCCAATATGTAACAGAGGAGAACCACATCAGCGACCGGACACCGGATATCGAGAGAGAGTCAACGCGGCTGGAGAGGAAAAAGCTAGATGATGTTGGTACGAAAGTTTGTGTCTTCCGAAAAAAGAAAGGCTCCTGAATGGAGCCTCATTTCACATATGCCCTATCAAGGGCTTGTACCGTTACCTCGCTTAATTCCGGGCATATCCCGCAGCATTCTCCTTTTTCCGTTCCAAAATGCCGCATAAAAAGATGACACCATGCTGGTCGGGGTGCGTCTTCGGGTAAGGGGAAATCGTGAGGTAGTGCGGCGTCGATGGAAAGAAGCACCTCAACAAGCTTTCTCTCGTCTTGCGTCATGCCGCCCCCATTGGCCTGATACCTTCCCTGCATCCGTCTGTTGGCCTTGTCTTCATCTCAGACCACCTCTTTCTTGAACATATCCCCTCGTCATTGATCCTAGATTCCTGATTCTTTCCCGGAATCCACAGGGCGCAAAGAGCACATAACAGATACGGGCGATTCAAGCCTTTGGGGGATACAGAATCATCCGGCGTCGGCATTGTTTTTGACCTTTTTCTTTCCAGAACGCCTTATTGCCTTTTGGGAAGAGAGGGATTGTACCGATGCCCTCTTTGCTTTTTCATCGCCCAACGCGGTTTGCGGTGCGGTCTTTACAAAAGGGGGAACCAGTATAGGAACTCTACGCATCAAAAAAAATGATTGTAGCATATCGAATATCCTTGAGAACCCCGGAGGATGTGAACCCTCCGGGGTGTTGGTTCATCGTCTCGCTTCTTCCGTTGCTACGACGATGGCAAGCAACTTGGTAGCTACCCTTTCCAGAGCGTCAACCGAAGGGACACGACCACGCATCTTGTAGGCCATGAACATAGGCGCGCCTTCTTGGATGACCTGATTAAGGACACCCCGTGAACTCGGTTCACGGTCAAGAATACGTTCTACATCCTGCTCTATGCGCCGAAAGACGCGGTCGACGGTGGTTTCTTCGCTCATTCCCCTTCCTCCTGATGGTTTTCCTGTCCATTGGGTTCAGAAATCCGCATCTCAGATTGAGGGGCCGTTTCCGTTTCTTCCTGCTCCTGTGGAGGCTGGAACAGTTCGCTTGCCCACGTGTCACGGGGACGTTCCGCCTGTGCGTCTGCCGAAACCTGACCAAACAGGGAATCGACAAAGCATTGAGCGGGATCTGTAGTGACGTGTTTTGGCGTAGCAGCGTAGCAAATCATGTCTCCCGGCTTGAGCAAATCCAAGGGGATAGGCTTATCCGAGAGCCGGAAGAAGAGATACTGCCGGGCCGGGGTTGTCGTCCCCGGTTTGGCGGGCTGCTCCATTAAGACCCATGTGAAGATCATCTTGCCTTTTCCCGTGATATTCACGGATTGGACGTTCCGACCTATGGGCCTCATGCTAGTCACATTGGGCTCAACGGAATACCGGGGATCTGTATCCGCAGGGAGCCCGGGGATGTACACGAGCGAATACGACATTGCATCGTCAGAGAAACGCGCTGGAAGGGGTAACTTATTGCTCATATTTACACCTTTACCTTTTCAGGAAGGTCTTGCATTTCAGAGAGTTTCATCAGATGGGCGCGGGCCTGAGCCGCCGCAGAAGCGACGTGCCCAAGTTCCTTGATGGCATCGCAGATGGACATGGAGCCGTTTTTGAAGCCTTCTACGGCCTTCTTTGCTTCCCCGTATTCCATTTCAACGATGCCCCAATATTCGCCCTTCGCTAGATAAGGCGGCCATGTCGGGGGTGGGTTATCCACGGTATGCTGTTCAAAAATCAGCGTTTCCCGTAGATAATCACCGCCGCTCCGAGATCCTTGGTCAGGTTCTTCAAGGTCTTCTTGATGTCCTTGAGCCTCATCTAGTCATAGCCGTCGCCGTCATCCCCGTATTCATCCATCATACGGCGGTGACGTTCGCGACGGCGTTCGCGTTCTTCATCTTCAAAGTACGGCTCCCGGCGCTCGTCGTAACCGTAGCGATCCCAGTCGTCTTCGCGGTAATGGCGATTTTCGTAGTCGTCACCGAACTCATAACGGCCCATGCCGTCATTGTATTCCCGGCGGCTGCGACGGCGGCGGAACTCCCCGTAACGGTTGCGCGGGGGAAGGCGGCGCGCTTCATAGCGGCCCCCGCCATACTCGCCACCGTGGGAAGAACGGCTCCCGCTACGGCTGTAGCCGTCACCACGTTCCGAACCCATCATATAGCGCATAGCCATAGGTCACCCCCCTTTAGGCCGCAGCCGTAGCAGTGCCGGAAGTGGGACGCGGGATAACCGCCATGTGCCCGATGATGTTCAGGGTGTTCTGCTGCATTTCGGTACGGAGCTGAGAGCCCAACGCGGAAATGGCGGCGGTCGTGAAGTTCTGGTTCTTCAGGCTGGAATTTTCGCTCTTGAGATCGCAGATTTGCGTCAGGAGACGTTCACGGTCGAGCTGAGACACGAGAGCGCGAGTAGCCGAACCTTCCGCTGCAATGGTGCGTTGGGTCGTGCAGCAACACGAATCGATGGCGTTGGTCAGCTGATTGGTGGACTGGCAATTCTGGAGAGCGGCGTCTTTGGAGCTGACCAGCACGGCGGTATTCAGACCGTTGAAGCCCTGACACAGGGATTGCTGAATCCCCTGATCACCCGTCATGATGGCGGTGTTCAGGCCCGCAAAGCCCTGTGTGGTGGCGTTCATCAGGCTGGCGGTGTTGGCATTGTCAGCCGCAACCACGCCAGAGAATCCCTGACACATCGCCATATTGGTCGTGTTCTGGCCTTGAAGTGACTGGAGGCCAAGGCTGTTGACGCTGGCCTGAAGGCCCGTCAAAGCGTCAAGTTCCGCAGTAGAACCACACCCACCAGCACCGCCAGCAATGACCACCGAGGGGGCGGAGGGGGCGGAGCCACAGCAACCGCC